GAGTTCAATGTGTTCTACAAACTCTCTAAAAGTTTTCATCCCACCAACACTTTCTAAGTATTTATTTGATACTTCTTCTTAAGAGCCTTGAGACGTGCGCGAGACTGTCTCAACTTTTGAGGTTTGAGTTTGATCTTCTGTTCCTTCTTAGAGTGGTGATACCTGTTGGGGACCTGCATTGTTCTCTGGTGTCTCAGGACACCATACGGGAAAAACCTTTGACTTTTTCAAACTGTATGACACTTTGGAATTTGTCCTGTAGCCCATCCTTGTGAGAGATGACAAAGATGTTTGCGTCTTTGATGACGTAACGAATAATCTTCAAGAACTCATCAGTACCGAAACCATCCAGAGAACTATCAAACACTTCGTCCATGATCAGGAGGTTTGTGTTGGTGGAGTTCTTGAAGGCAGCTACTTCTCTCCAAGTGAAAAGGAGGGCGAGGTCAATACGCATCTTCTCGCCCTCAGAAAACGAAGCATAGGAGAAGTCCTCATGGATTGGAGATTGGACTGTCTCGTTGAACTCTTCATTCAAATTGAAGTTGATGTAGAAGTCCATCATCTGTAGATACCGATTGACCTGACGATTGATCAACGGTAGATATTTTTTGATGATCTTAGTCTTTACACCACCATCTTTGAGAAGAGAATAGATGAAATCCTTGTAACTTACACCCTCCTTACTTTGAACAAGTTCGTCGTAGGTTGTATTCAGTTGTTCTTGTAATTGATTTAGTTTCTCATGCTCAGTATTTCTGTTTTGTAGCTGATCGGTAATTCTTTGAATTTCATTTCCAAGATCGCCGACCTGTCGTTGTAACCCAGAAATTCTAGTATTGTTTTGAGAAATGTCATTAGAGAGTTTACTTACCTCTTTTGATAGAGCAATCCACTGACCCTCTCTTTCCTCCTCCTCTTTAATGGCTGTTTCAAGATCTCGAAGACCTTGTGCAAGCTCCTGTTCTTTATTTTGAGCGTCAGTAATTTTATTTAAGCGAAACTCATCTTCAATAGATTGAGTACAGGTAGGGCATACCGTATTATCTTCAAAGAACTTCAACTCTTTGGTGAGGGTTGATACTTTCTGTGAGATCTTACCCCGAAGATTACCCAACTTGCGGATCTTGGTTGAATCAAAACTCAAAGTCTCAAGAGTAGATCTTTGAACATTTTCACTTTTCTGCAAAGAAAGAACGTTCTTACAAAGGGTATCAATGTCCAGATTTAACGTATCAATTTTGTTTTTCTTTCTTTCAATTTCTTGTTGAGCTTCTTCTTCCAGATGACGGATAAACTCTTTCTGCATATCAACCTTGTCCGCAAGGTTGTCTTTTTTGAGATCAAGGACCTTTACCTCCTCACGATTTTGACGAATTTTATCTTTGACCACTGCATTCATTGCAGAGAAGATACGGATATCAAGGATATCTTCAATCACCTCTCGGCGACCTGCAGCAGGTAACTGCATGAACGGAACGAAAGTTGATGATCCCAGTATAACAATTTGTGTAAAGGATTTGTAATTCAGTTTGAGAATATTGTTCTCAAGATACTTCTGTTGATCTGCAGCTGCAGCATCTTGGTTCATCATCTTACCGTCAACATAGATCTCAAAGACGGCAGGTTTGATACCACGAACTACACGATATTCTCTTGTACCAACATTAAAGTCAATCTCCACTCTACAATCCTTCTCATTGGTAGAGTTGACCAACTGTGGTTTATTGATTTTACGGAATGGTTTGTTGAACAGAACAAAGGTAAGTGCATCAAGAACAGTAGACTTACCAGCTCCGTTTGTACCAATAATCAGTGTCGTTGCACTGTTTTCAAAATTGATTTGTGTCCAGTTGTTACCAGTAGAAAGAAAGTTTTTCCATTTGATACTCTTAAATCTTATCATAATCTTTGGGGATCACCAAGTCAGTAGAACTGATTACAACATATGGATAATCATACATCTCACATGCCTTTATGGCAACTTCTTCTTCAACTTCGTGAACTTCAAGAACAGGATATTCTTCATCAGCCATGGATAACATCATGGCATATCTTTCCGCATCATCCTGTTCTTCGAACATGAAAAGAGTTTTCTCACCATCTTCGTTTTCTACGGCGTAGGCGCCTTCGGTTTCTTTTCCTGAGACAGTGAGAATGTACATTAATCGACCTCGCAGGCTTCGATATAGATCTCCTTGAGAATGTTCTTGATAATTGATTTATCAAGAGAAACATCAGCTTCATCTATGTATCTGTTTAGAATACTGATAGTATCTTCACTTTCATCACTCTCAAGATCTTCTGTATCGTAGATACCACCAAAGTCAAAGTTCTCTACAACTTTTAACTCATGAACATTGGACTTGTAGAGTTTGTCAAGGAACTTTTCAAATTGTAGAGGATCGGTTTTTTTGCGAACGATAACCTTGACAATCTTGTCTTTGTACTCTTTTGTATTAATGAGTTGATGTGGAGTATCCTCATAGTAGATGTTGTGGAACATCTTGAAAGGATTGTTGACTGGAGTGACTTCTAGAGTTTCAGTGTCAAAGATATGAAAACCTCTTGGATCATCAACATCACTCCAATACAACTCATAAGGATTTCCTAGGTAACGGACATTTCCTTTTTCGCTTCGAGTGTGGTAGTGTCCCGAGAACACATTGGCGAATTTCGAATATACGTCGCGGTCAGCACCATGCTCCATGACGACGAATCGATTAGCGTTAAATCCTCTGAGCTCAAGGTGCCCCATCGCACACGGGCAAACAGTCTTTTCAATAGTTTCATAGGTTTCTTTTTCGTTCTCTTGGTTGATCCAAGGAATAAACAACGTCTTGAGATTACCAAGTGTAACCTCAGTAACCTTATTATAACATATTACGTTTTTATATTCTTTTAACAACAACCCAATTGCATTGATGTCGTTGGTATTCTTGTAATATGCAGTGTGATTACCAATGATGGTATGTACAGTCACACCCATCTCTTGAAGACGGTTGTAATAGTTTTCCTTAGCCCAATCAAGTGCCCAGAAGTCAATACCTCTACGATTATCAAAGGTATCACCCATATCCACAACTGTGGTGATACCTTCATTCTCTAATGTCGGGAAGAAGACCTCATCATAGAACTGTTGAAAGTATGCATGAAACAACTTGGAACCCTTGCGGGCTCCGAAGTGTTGATCAGTGATGATTGCGATCTTCATACTCGATGACAATTTTACGAACTAGTTTACCAGATCTGTCGGTGGTTGTCCAGTATGACAATTTACCTTGCAACAAAGACGCAATGTTTTGGGCTTGCAGATCCGCAAGAATTTTACTTGTGTTTGTCATAATGATCTATACAAAGGTGGAACATCTCCTAATAATCCAATCGAAAACAAACTTATTGTCAACCTATCTTGGGTTTTACCAAAAGTTTGAACACCATGATACTGTTTACTATTAAACATCAATAATCGGTTGTAGACATTTTTAACGTTTACCGTTTCGGTATATTGACTATTCAGGCTTTCAAAGTCATTACAGTATTGCTCTTCGGAAACATAGTGCCCTTTATATAGTTTTTCTTTGGAGGTTGTATACCCATCATTATATGAGTAACCTTTTGTTTCCCTATACAAACTAGTTCCTGTATCATCATCTGGATTTTTATTCAGGTAGATAATTCCACCAAAATAAACTTCTCTATCTTTGTGTATCCACCCTCTGTTTTTTGGGTGATATTGATCTTCATGAAAAGGAGTTATTTTTTGGAATTTGATCTCCATAAAATATTGTTCGATTCTATCATAAAACAACGAATGAATTTTCGTTGATATGTAGTTGAAAAGATGGTTATCTAATTCATGAAGAGGAGCTGTTCTAGTTCCAGGCCATCTTCCATCATTCGGATAAAATTCTTGTTGTTCCGCAAATTCAACAATTTTATCTGGGTCTGGAAAAAAGTCATCAACTATCAAAGTTGGGAACATTACAACTTGCCCCCAACCTTTCCATCATTCACAACACGGCTAGTCTCTTCACTCCATCCTTCTTGTTTACCCTTTAGGTAAAATCGTGTCATACGAATCACGATTTCTTTGGTAAGTCCACTGACTTGTTCTGTACCGTCTTTCAAATAAGACTTCCAAAGAAACCGATCCTTGTTCACACGAAAGCAATCATCAATCCAGAATTCTTCACTCATTGGTTATAACGATAGTTAATGTTGTCTTTAATGGTGTTGTAGTCACTTTCACTACCAGCCATCATACCATCGTCTGAGAAAACTTCACTATATCCACTTCTTTCGATAATCTTTGACTTAATCTCTAGTTGTTTTTTCTCTTTCTGGATCCTTCTGAGAAATGCGTAGTGAATGATCTGAGTAAAGTATGCAAAGGGATTACTGGACTTCTCAGGATCAAAATTGTTGATGTACTGTACACAGTTCTCAATGCCATCGCAAATCATGTCATCCTTGAACATGTAATTTACGAAGTTAGGCTTATAAGACAAATGGGTAGCAATCTTAAGGAAACACTCACCAAGGTAATTTGTAATACGGGGTTTTGGTTCTCCATTCTCAGCTGCACGGCGAACCATGGCCTTGTATTCAACAATGGCAATCAAAAACTCTTTGTTGTTAACGTAGTGTTCTGATCTGCGTCTCTTTGTCATTACAGCGTACATGTGTCATTGATCCTTATAATCATGTAGTTATTATATCAAATTTTCTAAAGCTTGACAAGCCATGAAATTCTGTGTACAATAACTCTGCCAGGGTTCAAGAGACAGCTTTAAGAATTCTCTTTTAGCTTAAAGATTCTTTCTAGGCTTTCTCTGGCATCATCAACAGAAGAGATGTATCCCATAGAAGTAGATACACCAACCTTCATTGCAGATGATTCATCATTGTCCTTATTTAGAGATCTTACCCACTTCTTATATGTCAAGATAATCTCTTCATCATCACACCTTGTATATAACATGATGTGTTTCATTTCAATACAGAAAATTCTATCCTCACTGAGTTTGATCCATCCATCTACTTTATAGAATGAATAGTTTCCTCTTCTGGATGGAATTTCTTTAATAGTACAAGGATCAATAACCATTATGGCTTTGACTTGTTCATCATAAAATTCTTCGACTTGACCGAAGATCTCTTCACCCGAAACTAATTTGATGACTGCGTAAATATCATTCATGTTTGCCTCATCTTGATTGGAATGATTTCATAATTAAAATTCTCTTCATTGTAGATTTTTACTCTTTCAATGAGGTGATTTAAGGTGTAATTCTTTCTTGAACCATATGTTGTATCATCCGCGATATCGTAAAGAGTAGCTTTTGTCTTATTGTTTCCTTTTCTCAATACTCTTCCAATCGATTGCAGATTCCTTACCCTAGACTTACTGGGGGATGCAAAGACTACGTTGTGGAGGTTCTTAATGTTGATACCAGTAGAGAAAGTGCCGTATGATGCGACAATAATAGCATTATCTTCTTTCTCAGTAATAGCTCTTATTTCTTCTCTGTGTTCGGCATCAACACCACCATGGACAAAAAATACTTTTCGTCCCGTTACGGAGTTATTTATTAAATTGAAAATTACCTCTCCATGACTCTCAACACGACTGTAAAGAACAAGTGTGTTTCCTTTGAGATCTAACGCGAGATTTTTGATGAAGTTATTTCTTTTTTCATGACCAATAATAAATTGAACCTCTTCTTCAAAGGCTTCAAACTTGTGAGGATCATGTTTAATGAGTAAGATCTTAATGTCAAGTTTTGCAAGGTGACCTTTCTCAATCAACTCATCGGTGCGGATAATCTTGTATGCAGGACCAAACAAACCTTCCAGAACCCACTTGTGTGTTTGTGTTCCGTCCAGTGTTCCTGTAAAACCAAATCGATATTTTGCATCACAGAGTTTGGTCATGATACTGACAAGAGACTTAGACTTGAATAAGTGAGCCTCATCTCCAATCACACAACCATATCTAGAAAAGAACTTTTTCTCCAACTTGTAGATTGATTGCCAAGTTGTGATGGTTACTGGACGATTATCGTATTTTTCTTTACCCGAATAGATCTTGTGACAATAACTTTCTGCATCCCAGCCGTAGTCTTCAAAGTCCTTGAACATCTGTTCAACCAGTGATGTTGTGGGGACTACCAGAAGAACATCGTGTCCTTTATCAACCATATATCTAACAATCGAATAGATCATCATCGACTTTCCAGAAGCCGTGGGAGAGATGAGTAACTTTCGATTAAATCTCAATGCATCATGAACACCTTCAATCTGGTATGGTCTTGGTTCATACCTAGTGATGGTTTTCATATAATCACCAACACCTTCAAGAGAAACCATCTCGTTCTCTTCAAAAGGTGTTCCGTAATATTTGTTATCCGTAAACTGATATTCGTAGTCGTATCTTCGACAGAAAGCTACAAGTTTGTCAAGAAGACCAACGTAGATCTCACCAGTTTGTGTGTTGAATAATCTTATCTTGCCGTCCCAATACTTATTTCGATACTGGGGCATAAACTTAGCCCCAGGAACATCGAAAGTGAACTCATCACTGAGTTCGTAGTAAACATGAGGTTCTGCCTCAACTCTCAGGTATACTTCATTTTTCTTAGAGATACTAATCATATCCACGAATAAACTTCTGCCACTCAATAGCATTCTTGATCTGGAACGTCCTGTTCTGGATCGTCTTGATAATATTCTCCAAGAAGTCAATCATCGTGTCGTAATACTCAATCTTGAGTTCGGCGTCAGTCAGTTTTTCGTCTGCATCCAGATATCTCTGTAATGCATCCTTTTCTCTTACCTTGTATGGGAAAGGATCGTCGATATAAACTTCTGGTTCAGCCTTTCCTGAATAATAAAGATGACGTTCGTGGAGAATACTTTGATACCTCTTCTTGGCTCTTGCGCGAAGAAGTCTTAGATCATTGAATAACTGATAGTATTTAGAATGTAACGAAGGGACCACCAAAGAGGCGGTGTGCAATTCATCAGGATCGATCTGGGAATCTTTCTCCCACATCTCCTGAATTGTCTCAAGGTTCATA